CAACAGCATGAATGCTGTTGGCTGGTTGCGACCACGTGTCTGTCGCAACAGCTCGGACCAGACGGCCCGAGCGAACCACCAATTACCAAAATCGGTGGCCTCCTCTAAATCTGTAGAGAAGCATTGAACGGCTTTATCCTTGAAGCCGTCCCACCCCGGAGACTCCGGGGCCATTTGCTCATGGAGAAATCTCCATAAGTTCCGGTCTTTAGTTAGACCGGTAATAGTCTCAGCGGACTTTACCGCTGGGACTAAGGCGTGTGCAAACACGCCCATTATGACCTGATAGGCATAATGAGCCACTGTGATCGATCTAGCCTTTGACTGATCTTCTACACAGTGGAATCGAACCGACAAGACTCGTTGGTTCGATGATAAGGCCTCATGGATAGCCCATGAGACTAGATCCTGTGAGCTTCTCACAGGATGGGGAATGACCTCCACACAGGAGAGGTCTTTCACGTCATAATGTTTGGATACCACATTATGAGAGGCCAGGTATAATAAAAACCTGGTCTGACCCCCAACGGGGTCTTTCCTACTACCTGGTAGGTAGTAGCGATCCTCCAGCACGTCCGCGCGCTGGGGGGACTGAAGGCACGCCTTCGGTCCTGTGGATACTTGAGCGTCTATGCCCGTGACATTTCTGGCACGGATGCATGATTGCAGTATCCCAACATCGATCTCAAGGGGATCGATGTGCTGAGTTACGGTTTCCCGGAACTTAGCAAGTGAATCCTCTATCATAGAGGGGTCACATAGGCCAGTCGCTCTCGACTGGGTCCATAGCAATAGGTGACGAAACCTATCGCGTTTATTAGCCACGTCACGAATGACGCGGTTAAAGCATCTTACATATGAGAGATGCTGACGTATCGTACCACTGTACGGTACGGACACACCTGTCTTAAACAGGTCGTGCTCTGCGGAAGACTTCCGCATGAGCTTCTTCGCTTTCTTGAGCGAAGACATGAAGTGCCGGTAATTACTGGCACATCCCTCTAACGAATATTTCGTTAGAGCATCTACAACTTGTAGATCCTCATATCCGGAGATCAGATATGGGAGTACTACACCGTTCGCGGTGTAGAACCACTGCCTCACATGATGCAGTTTTCCACGTTTCAGCGTGGAGCTCAACTTCCCTTGGAAATTGAGACTGTATGTTCCGTAGAGACGGGACATAATGAACTTGTACTGGAGAGTCCAGTGCAAATCTCCTAAGAAGATCTTAGGAGGATAACCTTTTCCATAAAGGTTATGTTTCCTGCGAAATTTCGCAGGAATAGTCCTGACAAAAAAGTCAGGGCTGCTATCTGTAGCCAGATAGTATACCTTCAGTTTCTCACTGAAGGATGCCCCTTGGGGCACGTGTGCTCGAGAACCACCCCTTCCCACGCTGGGGATTGGGGGGGCCCACGAAAACTCAGGAAAAGCGGCGATTCCTGCGTCCGACATGCATATG